TCCATTATCTTTTTTAGATACATGAGTATAAAACATAAAGTCATAATAAGAGTCTAATTTAAAAGCTTGAGTTAACATCTTTCCTCCGGGTACAAATATTTCCCAAGTATCTGCTACTTCATTATAGGACGAGTGATATTCTGTAACTATGACTAGGTCTTCTCTTAAATTATCAATAGACAAAATTATACCTTCTAAAGCATCCCCAGCTAATTCCCAGACGTGACGTTAAACATATTTCGTTATTATATGCCCAAGGTTTAACCTTGCTTACACTTTCATGCAAGACCAGACTATATCTTTATCCCCGCAGGGATATTCTCCACTTCCACCTACTTAGGTGTACTCCTATTTCAAGGATAGTCGTTGAACTTTATTCATATTTAATATGAATCTTAGCTGCTGATTGCCCAATCTTAGTAATTTTTAAACATTCAAGCCTATCTTTACAGATTACTTTGTAGTTTACTAAGCTCTAAGGGTTTCCCAGCAATTCAAAGAAATTCACTATAATATTACTATTATAGAGGGCTACTCTTGCCATTTCCATTTAAAATTTCCCGCTGTTTTCTTAATATAAACATTCCCATTTTTCTTTTTAATTTTATATCCTGAGGCAGCAGCAGCAATCTTTTTAGAATTTGCTCCTGATGCTAAACTTGCTTCTCTGCAACTTGGATATAAAGCTATAAAATTATTATCTAAAGTAAGTTGAATCACAGCTTTTGCGTTAGGATTATTACCCCCCGCCATTAATTTACCGTGATTTAATTTTCTCTCTTCATTCCAATATAGTGCTTCAACATTAGTTTTACCACTATGCCAAGGTTTTCTACCTTTAAGTTTATTGGATATAATTTCTTTAGTTTGTTTAGAATGTTTAAAACCAACATTATCATCTACTTCACTTCTTATATTGTAACCAACTTCTTTATTATAAGATTTATAGTAATCTAAATAGAATTGCTCTCTTTTGGAAAGATCTTCTTTATTAGGAAACTCAATAATTTCAAATTTGAAATTATCAAAACCATATTTTTGAAAAGCTCTACTAATATATGTAGATAATTTGTTGTATTTATGATGTTTATAACGATTGTAAAAATTAATAGATTTACCTATGTAAATCTTATTATTTAAAACATTTGTAATTTTATAAACAGCAGGACATTTGTAATTTTTATAATCCATATTTGCAATTTTATATTTATTGCAAATATAGTAAAATTTATGGAAAAATCAAAATTAACCGTTGGAAAGCTTCCCCGCCAGCCTTTCTAGCAATAAATTTCCTATCTGCTAAAATTGCAGAAATAAAGTGAGTGAAGTCAGGAATTATAATAGTTTTAATATGAGGCATCTTTTTATCTATAAATTGTAGATAATTATAAACATCTGCCAACTTACATACTATATAATTTCCTGTAACAGTTAAATCTGTTTTGCTCATTAAAAGAGGTATAACTTCATGTACAGTATTTTTATTTAATTTAACTCTCATATCTTCTAAGGAAGGAGATATTGGAGTACTAACCTCCAATCTTTTAACAGGATTATTATCAGAATCTGTTATATGTCTTGATTTAGCACTAGGAGCTATAATAAATACATCTTCTCCTTTTTCTATAAATCTCCTACTATAGGACTTTCCTGTATTAGGTTCTCCAACTATTCCAATTTTTATTGCCATGTATTATTCTGTTTTTAATTCATTGAACCAAGTGCATTCCCATACTGGACAAACCACTATAGGGTTATCCTTTGCTAATAATGCTTCATATAAACTCTGGGCAGCAAGACAATTATCTACCATTCCAGGTTTAAACTGATCACAACTATAACATAGACAATAATCTCTATGTTTACCTTTTAAATCTTCTTGTACAGATACCTCTTTATTGTGGTGTACATATTTACTATAGATCATTTCTTAATAATATATTTGATATTATTAACTACTAAACTTTCAATAGTCCTAGGATCAACTGTTCTTAAATGTCCATCAGTAGCCTCCATATCAGTAAATTGAATCCTACCAAATTCATCAATATTACCATCATGTCTACCTTTCATAATCCTTAATTCTCCGGGAATTACCTTTAATACAGGATTGCTAATACCATCAATAATAGCAGAAACCCCTCTATTTAAGAAGTCATTTTTAACAGCTTCGGCTTTTGCTGCTAATTCTTCTTTATATACTTTCTGAGTCTTAGGTTTATCTTGTTTATAGAAAGTAACAGTCATTACTTTTCTAGGATTAGTAATAAAAGCATTAGCTAGTTGAGTTTTAGTAATCTCCTCAGCAGTGCCAAACTGTTCTGCTGAATCAAGATACTTCTCAACATAATTCCTATCTACTACTATAGATCCAGAATCAGTCTTTAGTTGTACTTCATTTCCTACTACTTTTTCTACTATATAATAATTAGTTTCTCCTAATATATTACCTATTGTTAAATCATTAAATTTTGTATTCATATTATTATTTTATAATGTTCCTTCTCTTTTGTAAAAACCTTTTGATACATCTAATCCTCTAGATACTTCTGAGGCATATCTTACTGTAGACATTTTAGATTCATTAAATACTCTAGTAATATCTTCAGGAGTATTATTATGGGATAAAGTATTAGTTTCTTCTAATCCTAATTTTTTAACAACATCTTTAATATCATTCTTTTCTCCTACAAAAGTAATAGTAAATCCAACTTTTTCACATTCTTTAATAAAACTCTTCAAATAATTAGCTATACAATATTTACCAGATGAATCATTTTCTTCTCCATCAGTAAATATCTTAACTAATACTTTTTCTTCTCCTTTAGTTTTTAAAATATGTTCTAGAGTTTCTCCAATAGCTTGATATAATTTGGTGTAACTATCTACATATATAAGCTGTATAGGAACATCTTTAATTGGTATTGCATCCACAGCCCTTATAATTCTAGAATCAAAATATACTATAGTTTGTAACCAATTAGTATTATTATCCTGTTTTAAAATATTAATTTCTTCATTAATACCATTTAAAGCATTTGCAATTTTAGACCTCATACTACCAGATCTATCTACTATGTAAACATTATGAATAGTTGGTTTATCTCTAGTAATTGTTATACCCCCATCAATAAATATATTACCTTCTAACCATTTATTATAATTTTCAACTGTAGAATATCCAGCTTGTGTTGCTAGATATAACTTTCTTGCTTTATTAGATCTTTTAAGATCTGCTAATTTTTCTTCAAATGTTTTATTCTTCATTTTCTGCTTCTAAATAATCAATATAATTTGTTTCTTTTATACTTTTAACATCTCCTTCAGAGATCTTATTCTTTAGAGCTTCTTCTGCTTCCTTTGTAGAATAACTTTGTTGTAAATAATTTTCTTTAATTATTTTTCCATCAACAGCATCAAGTTCTACAACAATATCAAAATAAGGTCCAGTATTATCTTCTGTAGTAAAAACTTCAATATAATTTTTTAAATTTATATCTGATATTTTTACATCAGAATCTATTGCAGATAATTCTTTCATAGTTATACTTTCTGCAAGTATAATATTATCAGATTTAACTACAAATGTTTCTTTTTTTAACTTGGCATTGCTGCCTCTTTTTAAATTTGCTTTTACTAAATAATACATAATTTAACTTTTTTATTAATAATAAAATTATTATCTTTGTAAAATGAGAAAATTAAATTCTAATTTTATAGAAAGATTACAATTAGTACAACCTGATTTATCATTAAGTGGAGATTACTTAAATATGAGTACTCCAGTTGAAGTAATGGATAAATTGGGTATTAGATATAAGTGTTCTCCTAATAACTTATTAAGAGGAATAAAACCAACAATATTAACTGCTGTAGACAAGACAGATTGTTTTAGAAAATTAGGATCAAATCGTTATAATAATAAATTTGACTATTCTAATGTAATATACACAACCAGTAAAACAAAAGTTTCAATTATATGTCCCATACATGGTGAATTTTTGCAAACCCCAACCCAACATCTCATTAGAAAGGATTGCCCACAATGTTCTGCAATGAATTTTGGCTTGAATCAAACTTATACAAATGAAGAATTTATTAAAAGAGCTAGTATAGTTCACAATAATAAATATGATTATTCATTAACTAAATATACTAATAACAAAAATAAAATTCAAATAATTTGTCCAATTCATGGGGAATTTTCACAAACTGCTAATGATCATGTAAGAGGTAGTGGGTGTATAAAATGTCAAAATAAAAATAAATTAAATATTGACAAAGTAGTAAATTATAATAAATCAAAATCCCCTTACACTTATACATATCCTGAACAAGAAATTAAAGATAAAAGTCAAAAAATTAAAGTATTGTGTTCTGTACACGGAGAATTTGAACAAAATTTAGAATCTCATTTAAAGGGTGCAATCTGTCCTAAATGTAGAAAACAACTTAAAGCTTTAAATTATACAGATAAATTTAAAAAAATATTTATACAAAAGGCTGTTGAAAAACATGGAAATAAATATAATTATGACAATACTGATTATATTAATGCAAATATTAAGGTAAAAATAAAATGTAATCAATGTAAACAAACTTTTGAACAAACCCCTCAAATTCATTTAAAAGGCAGTGGTTGTCCAAAATGTAATCAAATAGGTTATAGAAAGTATACATGGATAAATCACTGTAAAAAAGATAATACTTTTCCAAAAGTTTATATAATTAGATGCTACAACAATAATGAAAATTTTATAAAAATAGGATTAACTTCAACATCAGTAAACAAAAGATTTTATAATTGTTTACCCTATTCCTATGAAATTTTAAAAGAAATTAAAGGATCTCCAGATTTTGTGTGGGATAAGGAAAAAGAATTGCATAAATTATGTAAACCTTTTAAATACAAGCCTTTAAAACCTTTTGCTGGAGAAACTGAGTGCTTTACTTTAAATTGTTTATCCCTATTAAGTCTGTAAAAATAAATTTACTTTTGTTTGCCAATACATATTTATAATTTTAATTTGTTACTTTAATTCTACGGGTTTATTCTCCCATGTTAGATCATATCTTATTAGTTTAGCTATTATTCCTTTAGGAAGAAAGACTCTATTACTATCAAGGGTATTATATTCCCAAAATCCATATTCTTTGTTTCTTGCTGGTTGTAAAGTAAATATTGCCTCACTTCCATCTTTATCTACTGCTACCCATGCCATTATCTACAACTTTAATTTTTTAATATAATCATCTGTTAAATAATCATTATTCACATTTAATGCTTTCCTTCCAGCATTCCATAATCTTCCAGCTAATTCTAAATCATGTTGAGGATTATAATAATCTTGATAGATGTTAAAGATCTCAATTGATTTATCTTTATCCCATCTATCAAGATACATAAACTGTTTCTTAGAAATTCTATTAACTTCGTCAACTATAATAGGATGAATCTGTAATACACCAATGGCTAACCCATTATCTCCTATTAAACCTTTACTTTGACTAGTTTCATATTCTATTATTCTTTGAATAAAATTATTCCACTTATTAAAAGTAATTGTAACTGTATCTATTTGATTTAATCTATTTAAAGATAAACTATCAGCAACTTTAAATATAAATAATAGAACTATTATTAATAAAATTTCTTTTCTCATAATCAATATTTAAAATTTGGTTCTATAAATTTTTCATAAAAAGCTAAAGTAACAATATTTGGAGTTTTTTCTCCTTTTAAAAGTACAGCAACTTTTTCTTCACCATCTTCCCAAAACTTAACTACTTGATCATAAAAGGAATAATTAACATAACTTTCTCCTTTACTATCCTTTTTATCTACAAAGTGTTCTGGTTGTAAATATTCAGACTTTTGTAAATAAGGTAAAACAAAAGAATAGAATATTCTTATTGGAAAAGATACTGAAGTATCAATATGCAGATTATAACTTGTATTACCGTTTATAGTAATAGGAAATTTAGAACTTAAATATTCAAAACCACTAAATCTAATATAATCATGTATATCTTCCACTTTTCCATTATGTTTCTTAGCAGGAGTTAATTTAACTTTAAACTCTGTTTCAGATAATTGTTCAATTATTTCTAAATTCATAATATTTAATCTAATATTAGTATTTCATTAATATTATAAGATATACCATTTTCACTTACTACTGAAAAGTATATCTTTAACTCACTAAATTCTTGATTGACAGGTTGTAAATAATACCTCCATCTAATATCAGTAATAGTTGCAGTAAATGTACTTAATCCATATTTACTATTTCTTTTAAACTTTCTCCCTATTAATTCTGTTGGTGTTATCATAATAAATGATTTGGATGTTTCTTTACTCTTTTTCTGGCTTTTCCACAAGATGTACATTGAATATATTCTATATTTGGAGGGGATTTCCTCATATAGCAACCACATTTACAAACAGTATCTTCCTCATAATAAGCATCAAACATATAACGTATTTTAGCTATTTTTTCTTTTGTTGAAAGATTGCTTTCTATAAGAGTTTTTAATTCATTTCTTAGATATTTCATAATTCTCTTTTTATTTTAAAACTTCTAAGGCATTCCCTTCCTTATCAATCCAGTTTCGTTCTAAAGCATAATCATAAGCTTCTGGATGAAGTGTTAGTTCTTGAGTTTTTAATATTTCTAGAAAGTTAAAATGTGTATTTGGAATAATAGCTCCCCAAGAAAAATTAGGTGTAAATGCTAAAGCTTGATTTTGTAAAACAAAGCCTCCCTCCGGTAGTATTTTAGCCCAAATATTCTCATTAAAATCCTCATCATCAACAAGATGTATTTTAGTTAATTCACAATCCTCTAATTTTGAAGTTTGATTTCCTCTTATATATTTCATAATTCTCCTTTCTTAATCTTATTATAAATAATTTGCATTTGATCTGGTTTAGGGAGTTCTTTAAAATGTCCACTTGGTCCAGAGAAATAACAAGGAATTACAATATTAGCTTCCCCATCATTATTCTTTAATATAAATAAGAATCTTGATTTCTTCTTTAACTGCTTAATATCATAATTCATAAATTCCCCAATACCATATCTTTGTGGATCAAATAGTGCAAATATTAGATGTGCAGCTCTTTGAGTTAGTTTACTATCTCCTAACATACTAAGATTGGGAATTAACTTTTCTATTATATTTCCACCTCTATTATCAAATTGCTGCTCTTCTGCACCACCTACATTCTGCTGCACTGCTATACAACTCCATTGCCAATGTTTAGCTATATTTTTTCTAAGATAATTGTACATAAAGTTATCCATAGCTTCTTTTAAAGTTCCTTCAAACTTATCTGGAATAAGGCAATTTATATTATCAAATATAGCTATTATATGCTGTTTAATATTATTTGCTTTATAGTGACTATATTTCCAATACTCTTTGTAATCTGTAGGAATAAGTTTAAATTTATTTATTAACTCTTCTATGGAAGAATCCTTATATGCTTCTGGAATATGAGCTAAATCATTATATTCAGATTTAGTAATAAATCTTTCCTCTTTTATTAGAGGTGTATAATAATGAACACCCCATTCCTCTGATAACATCCTACAAGTTTTATAAATTCCGTAACTATTGTACACAGAATCCGTTACAATACACCTATTTAGCAAATCATCTATAGCAGGTTGAAGTAACTCTATTTTGTCAATTACGTCTTGACTTAATGGTTCTTTGAAAGAACTTTTTAATTGCTTAGGACTAACAGATATATTATATTTAAGATATAATAGTTCAGAAATGATGTAATCTTGAAATCTTATTTCATCATCTTCTAGTAGAAATATAACAAATTTTAAGTCTATTTCTAATTCTGGGTGATTCTTTACAAATAACCAAGGAACTATTATATCTTTAAATCTAGTTATCATACTCTTCAGTTTTGTTATCGTTAGGCTTTTTATCCTAACTTCTAATCCATTACAGATTAGCTCGGCATATCTTTTCACCTTTAACTTAATAGTAAGGTGTTGCTGACTCGTGGATATATTATATTCTAAATAAATAAGCGTTCAGTGTGTACTGCTTCACTTCAATGGACTTTACATGCAATTCCAACTTATTTTTAGTTTCAATATCTATGCTCTGCCCCTGACTAAACTATTATATTTAGCCTTCGGTTCGGGTTATCCTATGTGTTAAGGGAGGATTTTCCTGCTTAATTCAGCAATAATAATCTTAGATATTTCTATTTAAGACGGCAATAAATAAATAATTTTATATTTTCTATCAAGACTTATTTTAGAATCTTTATACAAATAATCTAACATATTTCTTACTTCCAAACTTTCATATTGAGTTTGAAAAGTATTATTTGTAGTATTATTTTTTCTAAATAAAGTTAATTTTTTCCAATTCATTTTATTAATTAAAGCTTCTAAAAATTCTTTAGTTCCTATAAAAGATAAAATAAAAATAGGAGTATGATCAACTAAAAATTTTCTTTGTTGAATACTACCATCTCCATCAATATAACCTCTAACAAAATGTTTTATTAGATAATTTGGAACTACATTTTCTTCGGGAAATTTTAAAATTAATGATTTGTTTGGAATACACCCTTTATTTATTAAATCCGACCCTAGTTTTTTACTTCTAAAACTTATCCTATAAGCTTTTTGTTTTTCTCTATAAGCAATTTTATGTGAAGAATTTAAAAAGGTTTTAAATTTTATTATGTGATTTAAATCCTCTTTTTGTAAAGTAAGTTCTATTTTTATAGATCCTTTTTTATTAACTTCTACACTTCCATCAGCATATAAGAATCCAATCCAATAAGCTTTTTCTTCTGTATTTATTACTTCAAAAATATTTTCATCTAATCTTGAGATATTTTGATAATTTATTACATCAATGTCATTACTTTTTAAATGCTTAGTAATATACTCTCTAGATAATCCTAAAATTTTAGAAGTTTTAATAATACTTTTAGTTTCTTTGTAAATCTCAATAATTTTATCCATTGTATCTATATTTTTATAGATACAAAGATAATAAAAAATTTTATAAAATCATAATATCACCAACTCCAGAAGCAGCTATGTTAAGTACAACTTGTCCTTTATCAATAGTAGGAATAATTTCTCCTAATTGAGGGAAACTTTCCCATA